AATTCAATATGTTACTGACCGCAAAATTCCTCGCGATGCTTTTGATAGGTTGTATTTCATTCCTAATGTTAAAGATGTCATACAGCTTAATGACAAATATAAAAACTCGATCATTACATCTGAACCGAGACTCGCGATTCCTTTTTTTGATGGCGCTGGTAAACTCCTTGTTGTTAGCCTTCGCGGAATCAGAGGCGAGTCATTACGTTATATTAACATTAAGGTAGACGAAGATGCACCATCGATTTTCGGTCTGGATAGGGTCGATCCTACAAAAGAAATACTTGTTGTCGAAGGGCCCCTTGACTCCCTTTTTCTGGATAATTCTATCGCTTGTGCTGGAACGTCATTCGGAAAAATCGACCAACTTCCGTTACAAAAAGAAAAAATAACAATTATTTTTGATAATCAACCAAAAAACCGAGAAGTCGGTAAGTTAATGAATAAGTATATTGATATGGGGTATAAGATGGTCATTTGGCCAGATGTTCCAGGAAAAGATATTAATGAAATGATTGAAAATGGATTGACTTCTGGTGAAATCCAGAGTATTATAAATGATAATACGTTTCAAGGACTATCAGCAAAGGCAAAGTATATGATGTGGAGGAAAGTATGAGCGAACTTGTCGCTAATGAATATGGCGTAGAACTCGCTCATTTTCGAATCACAAAGTTGCGTATTCATCGCACAGACGGTAAGTGGTTGGTAGAGTATCGCCGCGAACCTCGCTGGTTGCTTGGTCTCGACCGCTGGTGGTGGTTCGATGATGGTACGTATATCGATTATGCCGATGCATCTAATCGTGTAGATCATCTTCTGGGTGTTGGATATGTTAGTAGGGCACAGTTCCAAAAAGTCAAAGAATTTGAGGTTGAGTAATGCTATACACTGGGTCGGGAAATCTTCCACATCATATCTACTGCTGGGTAGACTCATCGTTCATTCGTAAGGGTGTAGAACCATATACCTTTGAACCCTGTGTTTGGTTTGCATTGCATTCAAAACCTGGACACTCATGGGGGTGTCATATCATGCTTGAATGTGGTGCAGTCTACCGTGGTGTTCCTCCGCATGCTCTAGCATTTTCTGTAGACCCAGAACCAGCGTGGACTCTTGAAGATACACAGGTATGGGATTGTTATGGTGATCAGTTCTCAGTTATTCGTTATGATTATCTGAACAGTCAGCGAGCAGAGATTCGTAGTACTGGGGAGTTTGGTCGCTATCTGTTTACTGCCATTCCTATGAACGATGGTTACAGTATGCATCCTTCGCAGTCTAAGGAGTTTATGTTTATAGAACTAGACAACGGCAGACTTTGTATTATGCCTACAAACGAGTTGAGATTTCATGATAAATCTTATACTGAAGGCGATTGGCCCACTAATATTAAATTGAATACAACATCATGGAGAGTTGAATGAGCGAAGTAAATCTGATCGGACTTACAAAACCAAGTGCGTATACAGAATGTAGTACTGCCAATGAACTGGTTGCATGGGCAGCAAGAGTATCTAATCCGTCAAACCAGAACAGCACCGCAACAGCACCTAAACTGGTTCAGTATCTTATTAAGAACCAACACTGGTCACCACTGGAGATGGTACATGTATCAATGGAAATTAAAACAACTCGTGACATCGCTAGGCAAATTCTTCGCCATCGATCCTTTTCGTTCCAAGAATTTTCACAGAGATATGCAGACCCGACTACAGACCTTGGATTCGTCATTAGAGAAGCACGACTACAGGATACCAATAACCGACAAAACTCGGTGGAATTGGGATCCGACGACAACGCATTGGCCGAAGAATGGGCAATGAGACAGGTAACTGCTACTGATGCTGCCTTAGATGCTTATGAGTGGGCGATTGAAAACGGTATCGCAAAGGAGCAGGCACGTGCTGTTCTGCCTGAAGGTAATACCGAATCAACTATCATCATGGCAGGTTCGCTGCGTTCGTGGGTTCACTACTGCCAGTTGCGTATGGATAAAGCGACGCAGAAAGAACACCGTATCGTAGCAGAACAGTGCTGGACAATAATCGGTCAACACTTCCCCGATGTAATCAAGGCACTAGATGACATGACAGCGTGGGCAGAGTTTGAAAGGAAACTTCCGTGATTAATTGGTTAGTATATAATAAAGATGATATTGTTGTTGCAGATGTTGAGTCTGAAGAAGAAGCACTCGAAGTCGTAGAAGATCTTACGGAAGATCCGTGGTGGAAAGACGAAGCACCTTATAGAATAGAAATGTTACCATGAATAGTCTAGAAAAAATATGGTCTCGAGCAACTGGTCATCTTATGGGTTCAACAGACGAAGATAGACCTGATGTTCCTATTCTTACAATACAAGAAGCACGTGTTGCGTTGTTTCTCAAAACATTTTGGGTTGTGATACACATCGTTACGTGTTTTGTAATTATTACCAACACGATACGGCATTGGTAATATGACAACAGTTATAGTTAAGGAAAATGATGATGGTGAATTATATATAGAGCTTCCGCACGATCTATTGAAGACCCTTCACTGGGATGAAAACACAGAACTAATTTGGTCCGATCAACATGATGGATCTTGGGCATTGACAAAGAAAGAAAATATTATGAATAACCAAAAAGACGTTACCGAATTTATGATTGCAGCAGATCAATATGTGGGCACAACTCCGCATCTAAATGATGATAATATGGCGCAAGCAAACCTATATATTAATCTGATCGATGAAGAATACCGCGAACTTTGCGATGGTTTTCTTCGTCGTCATATTGGAGACATTGCTGACGGTGGTGCCGACCTAGTTTGGGTTGTTCAAGGATTGTTTGCAACTCTTGGTATCAACTTTGAAGAGGTGTGGAAAGAAGTTCGTGCTTCTAACATGAGTAAGGTTTCTGATAATGGTAAGATTAAAAAGCGTGAGGATGGTAAGATTCTTAAACCAGAATCATATTTCAAACCAGACATCGAAAAAGTGTTGAAGGAACAGGGACTATAAATGGCAAGAGAGAATTATCTGGATATTGAGATTGACTTATCACGGGACTCCCTGTTTGACAAACTAGGTATTCAGCGACTTCAAGAATCATACATGAAGGACGACGAAACGTCTCCGCAGCATCGGTTCGCTTTTGTTTCAAAGACGTTCGGTTCTAATCCTGCACATGCGCAGCGTCTATACGAATATGCATCAAAGCACTGGTTGTCATACGCGACTCCGATCCTCTCGTTTGGTCGGTCAAAGCGTGGTATGCCAATCAGTTGTTTCCTAAACTTCATTGATGATACTGCGGAGGGTCTAGTTGAAAATCTTTCAGAAACTAACTGGTTGTCTATGCTTGGTGGCGGCGTTGGTATTGGTTTTGGCATTCGCGCCGCAGATGATAAGTCTACTGGTGTTATGCCTCACCTTCGCACTTATGATGCTTCTAGTATGGCTTACCGTCAAGGTCGCACTCGTCGTGGTTCTTATGCTGCTTATCTGGATATTTCTCACCCTGACATTGGGTTATTTCTAGAAATGCGCAAACCGACTGGTGATCCCAACATGCGTGCACTGAACCTGCACCATGGGGTTAACATCTCGGATGCATTTATGGAAATCGTCGAGCGTTGTATGACCGATAAGGATGCTGATGACAGTTGGGATCTTACTGATCCGAAGTCAGGTGAAATCCGCGATACAGTTTCAGCGAAAGATCTCTGGCAGAAAATTCTAGAACTGCGCATGATGACAGGTGAACCTTACCTGCACTTTATTGATGCGAGCAATCGTGCATTACCACAGTTCCAGAAGGATCTTGGTCTGAGAATTAATCAGTCGAACCTCTGCTCGGAAATTATTCTTCCGACGGATAGGAAGCGCACTGCTGTTTGCTGTCTCTCGTCAGTCAATCTAGAATACTATGATTCTTGGTCAAAAGATCCGTTGTTCCTCAAGGACATGGCAGAGATGCTAGACAACGTTCTTCAATACTTCATTGACAATGCTCCTAAGCAGGTTGCTCGTGCGATCTATTCAGCAAAGCGTGAACGGTCTATTGGTATTGGTGCGCTTGGTTTCCATGCTTATCTTCAGCGCAAGGGTGTTGCGTGGGAGTCAGCAGTTGCCAAGGGTATTAATATGCGAGTGTTTAAGCACATCAAAACTCGTCTCGATACTGCTAATCTAGAACTCGGGACAGAACGTGGTGAGGCACCTGATGCTGTTGGCACTGGTCGACGTTTCTCCCATATGCAGGCAATTGCTCCGAATGCATCTTCGTCAATTATTATGGGCAATACCAGTCCGTCGATTGAACCGTGGCGAGCAAATGCGTATCGTCAGGATACTCTATCAGGTTCATTTTTAAATAAGAATAAATATCTTGATGCGATTATTCTAGAAGAAGCAGCAATGGGCAGACCTTCTGGTTGGTATGATGAGGTTTGGTCCTCGATTATCGCCAACGATGGTTCGGTGCAGCATCTTACTTGGATGGACGATATTACTAAGGAAGTCTATAAGACCTCCATGGAAATTGACCAGCGTTGGGTTATTGAGCATGCAGCAGACAGACAGAAGTTTATTGATCAGGCACAGTCCCTCAATGTATTCTTCCGTCCTGATGCAAATATCAAGTATCTTCATGCTGTTCACTATCTTGCATGGAAGCAGGGTTTGAAGACGATGTATTACTGTCGTTCTGAAAAGATCGGTAAGGCAGATAAGGTATCAAAGCGCATTGAACGAGAAGTGATCAAGGAGATCGACTTCAAGGCAATGATTGAAGGCGACACTTGTGTTGCGTGCGAGGGGTAAAACATGTCACAGTTTTTTGCAGAAATTTATACCAAACCAGATTGCCCGTATTGTGTACTGGCAAAAGAATTTATGACTGGTATGGAAATTCAGTATGTTGAAAGCGTGGTGGGTGAAGATGTATTATGGGAAGATGTAGTTGCCGCAGTTCCTGGGATAACAACAGTTCCGCAAATTTGGATTAATGGACATCACGTCGGTGGTTATGATGATCTAATCAAATGGGCGGGGAGTAATTAATGGCAAAAGGTTCAAAGTCCAACGGGACAATAAAAAACACTATCAATAATACCTATAAGAAAGGTACTAGTATTGGTAATGGTAAAATTAAAACAAGCACAATGAATAAGCGCAAAAAGCAAAACTTTAAGAAGTATAGGGGTCAGGGAAATCCATGACATTAATGAGTGAAAGATCGTATTTCAAACCGTTTAACTATCCATGGGCATACGACGCATGGTTGAAGCACGAACAGTCACACTGGTTACACACCGAAGTACCGATGGTAGAAGATGTCAATGACTGGAAGAAACGTCTAACTGATAATGAAAGACTTTTCTTAACAAACATTTTTCGTTTCTTTACCCAAGGCGATATCGATGTTGCTGGTGGTTATGTTAAGAACTATCTGCCATATTTCCCACAACCTGAAGTTCGTATGATGTTGATGGGATTTGCGGCACGGGAGGCATTACATGTTGCAGCGTATTCTCACCTCATTGAAACTCTTGGTATGCCAGAAACAACGTATCAGGAATTCCTTGAATACGACTCAATGCGAGCAAAGCACGACTACTTTATGGATTTGTCGAACACAAATGGCACACCTGAATCAGTCGCGACCAATATCGCAGCGTTTAGTGCGTTCACTGAAGGTATGCAATTGTTCTCATCCTTCATTATGCTCCTCAACTTCCCTCGTCACGGAAAAATGAAGGGAATGGGTCAGATCGTTACTTGGTCAATCGTTGATGAAACGATGCATGCCGAGTCGATGATTAAACTGTTCCGCACATATGTTGAAGAAAATAGAGAACTCTGGAATGATGAACTAAAGGGACAGATCTACACTATCGCAGAGAAGATGGTGGAACTAGAAGACAAGTTTATTGATCTCTCATTCGAGATGGGTGAGATGCAAGATCTTACATCTGCTGATGTTAAGAAGTATATCCGCTATATCTGCGATCGTCGACTGATTAGTCTTGGACTCAAGGGTATCTTTAAGGTCAAGAAGAATCCTCTGCCGTGGGTTGAGGAAATGATCAATGCTCCGACACATACTAACTTCTTTGAAAATCGTGCCACCGACTATGCTAAGGGTGCGCTATCAGGTAAATGGGATGATGTCTGGGGCGTAGCAGCATAAAATTTAACCGAGAAAGGCACTAACATGGCTAAGAAAGTAACAATTACATATACAAGAGAAGATCTAGATACTCCATGGTATTGGCAAGTACTAAATGAGTCGGGATCATCCGCACATACAAATTTTATAACAGAAAATAGTGATAAAATCGAACAAAATGCATATTTTGCTGCACAGGGATACAAAAATATTGTAACTCTTACATTTACTGATCAACAAATCCATGACGAGTGGGCGGCGGACGTCAAAACAAATCTCGCTCCTGAATATACTCAATATTGTGAAAACAATAACATCACTACTGAGATTGTAACAGAAGATATTTAAATGGATAATGAAGAATACGAATGCACCAGTTGCAATGCTCTATTCTTTGTAGATCATGATATGGATCACAAATATTATAGAGTATTACACTGCCCTTTCTGTGGAGAGGGTATTGAGCAAGAAGAATATGATTTCGACACGGATCATGAAGGCGAATAAATAGTCTACTGCGGAGTAGACATTTATGATAGTTAAGAAACCGAGAAAACTGCCGTTGCCGAAGAAGGTGCATAGAGTATATTGCACTTACTTCGACGACGGCAAATTTTATATTGGATATTCATGTAAGACAGAGAAACTGTTCGAAAAATATTTCGGCAGTTCCACTTATGTGACCAATTATTTGGGTGAGATGCGTAAGGAAGTTGTCGCGGAGTATGCCAGCAAAGCGCATGCCAAGGCAGTTGAACACCTGCTACAGTGGGAGTATCGATTCGACGAACGATGCATAAATGATATGTGGAACGTTCGCTTACGATTGTCTCATTTGAAAACGTTACAACTTCCTGAATGGAGACCTGGATGCTTTTCATAGCACTATTAATACTGGCAGCACTGGCGATTACGTCGGTTGCTGGTTACTTTTCAATTCTTGGGTTGATGGCGATTTTCCCAGCATCTCCCATTGCTGTTGCAGCAATGGGTGGGTCACTAGAATTTGCCAAACTCATAACTGCTAGTTGGGTGTATCGAAATTGGTCCACTGCCAACAAATTATTGAAGTCTTACTTTGTGATCGCAATCGTGGTATTGTCTTTCATCACAAGTATGGGTGTGTTTGGTTATCTAAGTCGAGCGCACATTGAGCACACCACGGTAGGTGGTTCGGCACAACTGAAGATTGAACAACTCGAGAGCAAAAAACAATCAGCAGAGAGGAGACTGAAGAATGCGCAAACATCTTTGGACACTTTGGACAGACTCACTACTGCGGAGGATGTCCTTGATGCTAACTTCATTCGAAACAGACAGAAAAGGGAACGAGCGTCCCTTAATAAAGAAATTGAACAGGCGGTTACAAACATTGAGACTATTGAGACTGATCTCATTCCGCTCAAAACTGAAAATCTTAAACTCGAAGCAGAAGTAGGTCCGATCAAATATATCGCAGAACTGTTCTACGGGAGTGGCGATAATGCTACTGTCGACAAAGCAGTGCGCATGATGATCATAACTCTTATCTTTGTGTTCGATCCTCTGGCAATTCTTTTGGTCGTCGCTGCAAATATTTCAATTTTAGGCTTGACAAAGAAAGAAGAAACGGGTATAGTAGAATATGATGTGGTTGATGTGGTAGAATCAACTCCACCTGTTAGTAAACCAAAGGTAAAACCAACAAAGAAGAAAACTGAAGTGGTGGTAGAAAACCCAACAGATTTTTTCACTATGGAAAAACATATGTCTACCCACGATATACCCGCACCAGATCCTCCCAGAAAATCTTGGAGAGATGGTAAAGTTGAAATTGATAAAACCAATATTAGGAGAATGTGATTATGGAAATCGACCGTGAAATGCTCGTAAAGAACCTGAAGAAGATGGACGCTGAAGTGACGTTCACAAAACGCAATGGGGATGTTCGAGTTATTCGATGCACTCTGCAGGAAACTGTATTGCCAAAGAAAACTACTAGTGCCGCTGAAGGTAAGGTATCGAACCCTGATGCTCTGCCTGTCTGGGATACCGAAAACGCAGGATGGCGTTCGTTCAGGTATGACTCAATTACGAATGTGAAATTTATAGCTTGACTTTTCCACGGAAACGGGGTATAGTAATTTATAAATTGAATGAGGTGACCAGATGTATAAACTGAAAGTTCCTATTGCTGATTCTAAGATGATGGGTGTAGAACCAATCTGGTCTACAGAGTATGAACCCACGAACTATCAGTCAGAATATGGTAATGCATTGAATTGGTATAACTTTATTGTTGACCAGAAAGATTGTCGTGCCTTTCTCTTTGACTGGTTCAAGGAAGATAAGGATAAACTGAAGACTCTCAGTAAAATTCCTGACAAATTGCTTCCTCGGACTTATGCTAATTCTGCTCGTATTGCTATGCGTGGGTTCCCTCTCAGTGAACGGGATAAGTCTCGTATCTGGGATAAGGTAGAAGAAACTGTCAACAAGCGCATCAAACTCGATGATGAAGATGTTGCTGTTGCAGCAACACCCATCGAAAAGGTTGTCAAGAAACCTCTAATCGCCAGCATCTATATCGCTTCTCATGTCAATGATGAGATCGAGAATCTTCTTATCGGCGAAGATGTAAAGAACATTCCTCAGATCCTCATGCCATATCGTATGGCAGATAAGCACTATCTTGAGTGTGTTGAAAAGATTGAACCAATTCTTGCAGAGTTTGCTGAATTGGTTGAGGTTCGTCGTTTGCCCAAGGGTCAACTGACTGACATGCAGTTGCAGTTGCTTGAAGGTTATGCGCACCTAACAGGTATGACGAAAATCAAAAGCATCATCAAGTTGCTCGAATCTTACATTACTTCACTCAAGAAGTCTTATGTCAGCAAGCAGGTTGCTAAGGTTCGTAAGAAGAAACCAAAGGATATGACCAAACTGGTCAGGAACATCAAGTTCCAACCCGAAGATCCTACTCTTGGAATTACCAGCATCGATCCCATTAATCTGTTAAACTGTAGTGAAATTTGGACGTTCGATACTAAGACTCGTAAGTTGAATAAGTACTACAGTCCAGTTGGTGGGGGCATCACTGTTAAGGGTGCATCACTTGTAGGATATGAAGAATCAATGTCCAGTTGTAAGTTGCTTCGTAAACCAGAGACGCAAGTAAAAGAATTTACTGGTCTTACGAAAAATGGCTTGACAAAATGGTATTCTTCAGTTAAAAGTAAGTCTGCTCCTGTGCGTGCACGACTTACCCCTACGACTCTGATTTTGAAAGTGTTTTAATGAGTGATAATGATAATGTGACTTTTCTTAATCCGAAGAAAAAAGCAGAAGACCCAAATCCAGACAAGGAATCTCTCTCGTACTTTCTAGAGGGGATTGATGAGTATAGTTCGTACCAAGATGCCGAACGTGCTGGTAAAGCAGTTATGGCAGGAATTACCAAGGTGTGCACTGAGAAGTTTGGTATTACACACCATGAAAGTTTCTATGCTGATGCAGCAGTGGTTTCTGTTTTGGTATACGGCATGTTCTTGCGTCAACGTGGGATGGATACTCCGGAAACACTTATGTTAACTGATATTCGTAATGCGCTTGATACAACGTTAAATGATGGGAATGAAACGTGATTGTTGTAGATTATAACCAGACTGCGATCAGTAGTCTAATGGTAAATTTGGGAGGTCGTCGAGACGTTGAGGTAAATGTTCCTCTAGTTCGGCACATGATTATTAATGCACTTCGGTCATACCGAAAGAAGTTTGGTCCTGAGTTCGGTGAAATGGTTATTGCATGTGACAACCGTCACTATTGGCGTCGTCAGTATTTCCCGAACTACAAGGCAAACCGTAAAAAGTCTCGTGCCGATAGTGGTTTCGATTGGAACTCTATCTTCGAAGCACTGCATCTTGTTCGTGCTGAACTTGCTGAACACTTTCCATATGCTGTAATCGATGTTGATGGTGCAGAGGCAGATGATGTCATCGCAGTTCTCGCCGAGTATAGTCAGACCATGAATACCGATGGTCTCATACCCAGCGCTGAACCCTTTCTTGTTCTGTCAGGCGACCATGACTTTAATCAGTTGCAGAAGTGGAGCAACGTTAAGCAGTATGCTCCTGTTCAGAAGAAGTTTATTAAGTTGGCGGAAACTCCTGAAGCAGTTCTAATGGAGCATATTATCATGGGCGATAAGGGCGATGGTGTTCCCAATATTCTGTCGGGCGATGATACCTTCGTCAATGGTGATCGTCAGCGTCCTATTCGTAAGGATGCTCTTGCACTTTGGAAAACTCAGAAACCCGAAGACTTCATCACCAATGATGAAATGTGGCGCAATTTCCAGCGCAACCGCGAACTGGTTGATCTGTCGCGCATTCCTGAGGAGATCAAGGAAAGTATTATAGATAACTATGAGATGCAGAAACAGGGCGATCGCTCTGGTCTTTTGAATTATTTTATCGCGAATCGTATGACACAATTGATTGAGTTGGTTGATGAGTTCTAATCGTATAGGTATTACCGCAAGTTGTTTTGATCTGTTTCATGCAGGTCATGTTCTCATGTTGCAGGAAGCAAAGGAACAGTGTGATCGTTTAGTCGTAGCACTGCAAACTGATCCCACAATCGACCGACCAGAGAAGAACAAACCTGTCCAGTCAGTGTTCGAACGGTGGGTTCAGTTGGAAGGTTGTAAGTATGTCGATCAGATTATTCCATACACGACCGAAGAAGATCTTCTGAACATACTAAAGTCATATGATTGGGATGTTCGCATTATTGGGCAGGAATATTTCGGTAAGAATTTTACAGGCAGCGATCTGCAGATGGAAATCTACTATAATTCTCGCCGACACGATTTTAGTACCACAAATCTACGAAAGAAAATTGAAAATGGCAACAGTACCAAAGAAATTTAGGCAGATCAACGAGGCTCTTGACTGGGCAGTTGAAGCGAAAACAACCGAAGAACTCTCTACACGTGTTCGTGCAATCTCAGTCGGCAACTCTATTCTTATGCGATTTGTCGCGTGGGGTGTTGGTTACGAGCAGGGTCCATGGAATCTACCAGAAGGTAAGACTCCTTTTAAGGATGAGGGTCTCCCAGAAAATATGGGCGATACTACCATTACACAGGAATTCCGTCGCATTCTAACTCTACTACCAGAAGGTAGTGCTGCAGCGGTTGCGCAATGGCGTCGTGAAGAAATTTGGATGCAGATCTGTCAGGGTGTAGTCACAACTGAGGCAGAACTTCTCGATCTTGTTAAGGATCAGAAACTACTTGAGAAGTATCCCACGCTGGCGACTGTTCTAGAATCCTTTCTTCCTGGATGGAAGGCACCTGAGGTTAAGAAGTTGTCACGATCAAAAAAGTCTTTGGTGAACTAAGATTCACATATGAAAAACTTTCTACTGTATTTCGGAAACGCGAGAGCAGGCAGCACGTGGTTGCATGGGGAATTAAGCAGAAGAACTGATTGTAATTTCCCACAAAAAGAGATTTTCATCTTCCAAGATTTCAATCCAGTTCCAGGACCAGAAGGTTTTGATAAAACAAAATACTTCGAGAACATGGCACAATTAGTAAATGTTGATGGTATTCGGTTAACTGGTGATCTTACACCATCAAATGAAAACGCTACAAAAGAACAACTCCGCTGGTTTAAACAGAATGCGGATAATGTTGGTTTAAACGTTCTACCCACCATGACATTAAGGGATCCAATCTCACAAGTCATATCATATACAATGATGAGGATGTCAACAAAAAAATTCTTAGAAACCAATTCTATGGGTGAAATTAAATCTTGGTATATAAATCAATTGGTAAACAATACTCCAGGTGTCATTCCAGAATCAGTAACAGAAATATTGAATTCAGGAAAACCTGGATTTGAGGAGAGTCTGCTTTCGTGGAGAGAAACAATAGAAAATGTTACTGAAGTATTTGGGAAATTACATTTAAATTTCTATGAAACAATGTTCACGAATGAATCTATATCCAACCTATTTTTATATTTAGAATTACCAGACTATATTCCGCCGAGTTCTTCTAAGGATGCTGTAAAGATAAAAGATTTCCCAGTTTTAAACGAGAGTCAAATTACAGAATTGTTTACACTGTATCCGTTTAAGCAGGAAGATTATGATTATGCAGTTTCTCGATTTGGTAAAGAAATTATTGATCGTATATGGACATCCTCTGATGAAATGAATTTTTCTCGTAAAGTTTGGAGTTTTGGTAAACATCCAGAATTTAGTGATGATGAAAAACATGAGTTATATGAAAAGTATCCATTTATGCGTGAAAACTATGACTTCGCAGTTTCGCGTTTCGGTGAAGAATTTATAAACAGCATATGGTGGAACCCATATAAATAAATCTTTCCGACACCTCCTAGGAAGGGACAACTATGGGGAAAATTCTTGAACACAAGCATCTGATTATCAGAGCGCAATTAAACAATCCGCCGAAGTGCGCAGAAGCAATTCAGGATTGGATGAAAACACTGGTTTCCAAAATTGGTATGAAAATACTGATGGGACCATATGCGATCTACTCGGATATGGAAGGTAATCGTGGGTTGACTGCAGTTACCATTATTGAAACGAGTCACATTGCTATGCATGTATGGGATGAAGTCGAACCTGCATTGATGCAACTTGATGTCTATACGTGTTCAACCCTGAATACGAAGGATGTCTTCCAGGCGTTACAGGAATTTGACCCAAATCATGTTGAGTTTAAATACATTGATCGTGAGCATGATCTGACATTGATTGATAAAGGCATTGTAAATGAGGTTCTACCTCTTTCAACATAAGACGGAACTGTGGATCGTAAAAGATCCAACCATCGTTCCAAAACCTCGCGAATTGATTCTGCAAACGACCAACATCGAACTAATTCGCGCTACTGCATCCAAACAGCAAAAGATCTCTAAAGTTGTTGACAAGGTAACTCGTCAACGCAATAAATGGCATACTCCAGAAGGCAGGGAAAAAATTGCCGAGGCAAAGATGGGTGATAAAAACCCAAATGCCAAGGGATTGTCAGATGAGCATCGGTCAAAGATCAGTAGGACGATGAAGGGAACTCGTCGTGGTGAGAACAATCCGATGTATAATCGGAGACACTCATACGAGACTCGACGCAAGATGAGTCTTATGCAAAGTATGCGTGTGCGAAGGTGGTGTGTTGAACCAAGCGGTAAGACGCATCTGGTTGACCCACGGTCTTTCAGTCTACCGAGTGGATGGTTCTGGGGAAGAAATTACGACCCATACAAATAAATCATAAAAAAGACTTGACTTTATCTTAAATAAAGCGTATATTGGGTTTCTAAGTTACGTTGCCGCCATCGGGCATCCATTTTAACAAGAAAGTTTATTATGACAGATATTATTGCAGTTGACAAACTTCGCCTTTTCATTGAGCGCATCGAACGTATCGAAGCAGATCTTGATGCTAGGAAGGCAGACCGTAAGGAAGTCTATTCCGAGTTGAAGGGTGACGGTTTCGACACCAAGGCAACTCGCCAGATTATTCGCCTCCGTAAGAAGGAAGCGCATATTCGACAGGAAGAGGATATGATTCTTGAGACATATCGTACTGCGATTGGTCTTTGAAATTTAGGAGAGGTGGCAGAGTGGTCGATTGCTCTAGTCTTGAAAACTAGCGTACTGCAAGGTACCGTGGGTTCGAATCCCACCCTCTCCGCCAATTATAGACGAGTAGCTCAATGGTTAGAGCCGACCGCTCATAACGGTTTGGTTGGGGGTTCGAGTCCCTCCTTGTCTACCAGTTTCGGGTTCTTAGCTCAGTCGGTAGAGCAACTGACTTTTAATCAGTAGGTCGCTGGTTCGAACCCAGCAGAACCCACCAATAAGGGGTTGCTACCTAATAAGCACGCGAGGGATCACGGTTAGCCCCTCAACCTTTTTTTAACCAAGGAAAATATTATGAATATCAAGACTTTTATGGCACTCGCAGTTGTAGCACTCACTGCTGCATGTTCTCCTGCTGCAGAACCACAATCGGCAGCAGAAGCTGCTGGTCCAGCGGCAGACGAAGCACTTGCT